AGATTATAATTTCTTTCATTAAATCCTGTATCAATTCTTTTATTAAATTACTTGCTTTCATCGTTTTAAGTTTTAAAAAAGCACCCCGTTAAGAGTGCTTCCATTTTATGTTATTAAGTGCCTTACCTATTCGCTGTAAAGTTTCCGTGTTTAAACCGCCCTCATGTCGTAAAAACTTGTTTAGCTGTCCTTGTTGTAACTTACTACGTTGGCAAAACGCTCTCGGACTTTCGCACGTATTCTCAAAGTGAACTTGAATTGCTTTGCGTGTTATCTCCTCAATGTTTATTATTGCATCTATTGCTTTCATGTTAGAAAGGTAAACTGTCGTGTTCGTCTTTTTGTTGTGTAGTGTTAGCTGGGATAGGTGCATCAGCTTTGTATGGGTCTGTAATCTTAACAGAAAAGAAAGGCTTACCGTCTTTTGTTTGTTTTACCCACATAGCTATCTGTTTGTCTACACCATCTACATTAATCTTACCTCTGTAAGTTGGTTGGTTTCCTGTTGCAGTTTCATTCTTGAAAATTGCTCCTGCGTTTGTGTTGTCGTACTCCATTGTATTTGTTTTTTAATTGTTACTTTTTAAAAACCCCTACATTTTTTAGTAAAAGCTAGCGGGATTTTACTTGTAGGGGTCTCACACTTTAAACTTAATTATGGTTTAAATTAAGGCTTTTAACATATTATAATATTCTCTTGCTATTTCTACTTTCTCGATTATCTTTTCTATTGATTTTTCGTCACGTTCAACGATGTAACGCTTTACACGTAGTTTACTTGGAATGTTGTCGTAATTGTGTTTCAATTGTACTTCGTGTCTTAAATCAATATCCTCGTCAATTAGTCCCGCTTTCCAGTGCGCACGTCTTACTTCGTCTTCAACTATTTGTAAAGGTGTATTCATTAAGCAGTAAACTAATTCAGCTTCGGTCTTACCAGTAAGCCACATATAGCCTTGTAACTGCCAATAGTAATCCTTATTTTTCATTTCAGCTTCAAACATAGGATAAGTGTCTAATGACCAACTACATTTTATATCAGCTAATAAGTTGTCCGTGTTTATGTCAGGTTCGCCTGTAATGTAATCATTTGTGAAACGCTCCGTGTTTTTAATTACAAAATCCCAATCGAACTGCTCACTTGCAAACTGTATCGCTTCGTCCTCCATTTCTAAACCTTTGTCGGTATAGCGTGAACTAAACTCTTTACGGTAACCAAACTCCAATTCATTGAATAAATCTTCGATGTAACTTTTTGCGGTTTGACTTAGAACCTCGATTTTGCTACGAGGCTCTGTCATTAATTTACCTAAACTTGAACAACGTACTATCATAACATTGCTTTTTGCTCGGGTGTTAACTCGAATTTTAATAAATCATCTTTCTTTGCTTTACCCTCTTTGATTGCTTGTAATGCTTTTACAAAACGCTCATCGTTGATAGGTTGCTTTTTAGGTTCGTATTTTACTTGTTCGCCTGAAGCGTCAGTATCTTTGTCAGTAACTAATCCAAGCATACTTGCCAAAGCGTATCTACGGTAGTAAGTAATTCCACTACCAAAAGATTGGTAATCATTCATGCCTTTCAATGCTACGGTTGGAATCAAAGTACTGCTTTCAATCTTTTCAGCACTTTCTGAATGGAAAATAACCGTGTTTAAATAGTTTACACCATCATGTGAATTAATCAACTGAGTAAATCCTAAACCGTGTTTTTGTAGTAACGGATTAATCACTTTGAAAATAGCAGGTAAATCTGAATAAGAGTAACCGTACCCTTGTGTTCCTTTGTGAATTACAGGAACTTCTTGTTGAAAATCTGCAATCGCTTTGAATAAATGTTTCATCGTTGTTTGTTTTAAATTTCTACAAATATAGTGTTTTATTTTTAATACACAATACTTTTTTAAATATTTTTTATTTATTCTAAAATTAAATTGTAATCACTTAACAATTCGTGTAGCCTATCCCTTATTTGTTGGCGTACTGTTTCGTCTTCGTCTGAGTGTTTAATAGCGTATCTCAAATCATCATCTAAATCATGTACTATTTGATACCAATCGTTACCTTGCATTGCTCTTAAAGCATCGTCTTTGTTTTCAAATTCAAGTGTTACTTTCATGTTCTTTTATTTTAAGTTTATATTCAGCTATTAGCTTTTTTAATTCGTCTTTTGTCCATTTGCGAGTTTCATAGGCTCGGTTGCGTAATAACTCAAATTCATCTTTACCAATTCGCTCAATTAGATTGTTTCCGTACTCAATTAGGTTGCCACTTAAAAAGCTATTGCAGTGTTCACATTGTAAGTGTACATTCATTTCATCAAATCTTACATTTGAGTGTCCGCCTTGTGAGTAGAAATGCCCAGCATTTTTCTTTTTTGGTGGTTTTTGACAACTTATACAAACTAATCCTTCGTCACGTAATCTAATCCATTTGTTAAATACTTGTTGTGCTAACTTCAAATAGTCCTGAAGTGTTAGTAAATCCTCTTTTTGTTTCTTTACTTTTTCTTTTTTAATCTTTTCGAGGTTCTTTAAAGCAAGTTTTGTCTTGGAACATAGGTAACAAAGCCTGTCAGTAGTTTTATAAGGCACAAAAGTAGTTCCGCACTTGCATACTTTATCGTAATCCGTTTTCATCATTCAATTTATTTAAAATGTTTACAATCGTAAAGTAGTAAGGTAAATATGCTCTATTTCCTTTTTGGTTTTTAAGCACGTTTAACAGGCTTTCTACTGTGTTCTTAATGTTTGGTATGTAACAACCTTTATGTAGCGTTAAATCACGGTTAAGTTCGTGTTTTTGTAGTTGAAACATTACTTCGTTTAGTGGTGTCATAACAACTGCTTTATAGATTCTACTTCCTCACGCATTTTCTGCATTTCAACTTCGTTTAAAATTAATGCTTTTTCAAGACTTATGTTTCTAAGTCTATACGTTTTATTCTCATCTACTAAATGATAAACTAATTCTTGTACATCTAAAAGGTCGTTAACGCTTTCTTTTTGTGACTTTATTAGTTCGTGTTTATGTGGTGCTTTCTGCTCTAAGTCATCAAGTGCGAATTTTACACGGTGCAAAACAGTAGATAGTTGTGCTTTTCGGATTAATACGTCAAGTTCATTCATCGTTAAAAAGGTATGTTTTCTGTAAAACTATTAAAACTATTTTTAATCGGTTCTTTTATTGGTGTGATGTCGTGATTTCTTTTTATGACATCTTTACCCGAAACTTTAAATCCAAGCCCGTAATTGTAATCCAATAAGATAGGCTCATTCAATAGCGTTGGTTTTCCGCCAGTGTCGGTGTCTTTTACTTTTACCACTTCAACCATTGTGTAATTCCACAAGTTCGTGTGTTGTGTAAGTCTATGTACAACTAAAAAGTCATCTGCTTTATTTGCAAAAGCCTTACCGCCTTCAATATCCGATTTTAAAGGTGGCATAACGTGACCCGCCCAATCATGTTTTTCGGGATATATAGCCGAGCGTCTACCACTTGCACTACTTGGGTGCGCATTTACATAAATACTTTTACCAGTCTTTGTAAACTGCTTTAAATCGTTTAATACATCGTAGTTGGAACTGTAACTCATCGGTGTTTTTAAACCGTTAAAAGGGTCGATTAAGTGAATGTCACAATCTGCTTTTATAAAATCCGACATTAAATCTTCAGGAGTGTAGCGTATTGTGTTGTCAATGAATTTAAAATGATGTTCCATCTTCATTTCGAATCTGCGAACCTCTTTGTAATTTAGATCCATGAACTTTTTTCCTGCATACATCTGTATCAAGTCTCTCATTACTTTGCCTTGATAATTTTCGTCCATGAATAAACAGATTTTTAAATCATGGTTTGTAACTAAAGATAAAAAGTACCATTCCATGAAGTAAGTTTTACCTACGTTGTCATGTCCAAGAATAATGTTAAACTGTCCGTGTTTATGTACGAAGTGTTTATCTAAGTCGCAACCTAACTTTAAACCCGTTGGAACTTTTCCGTCAAGGTAATCATTTAAGTATTTAGTGCTATGTCCGTTTTCTAAAATCATATTTAATTTTTTATAATTTGCTTAGCCATTGATCATAAATATTACTTGCTATTTGTGCAGTCATTACAGGTGGCACACTCATTCCAATAAGATAATGTACTTTATTTTTATTAAAGTTATAATCCAAAGGATAACTACCTGCTAAACAATATTCAACTTTATTTGGATGTCTTGGATAATCCCATAAAACAGTCCAATCATTAGCTAAAATTGTAGGCATAACTTGATTATTTTTCACATAATTATAACTAAACCAATTATTAGGTTTGTTATCTAATCTTGCACTTGCTTCTTGAAATCCTTTATCTCCTTCTTTTTTACCCTGCCATAATCTTACACAATTTTCTGAAAAACTTCTATCATTTTCATTTGTAGTATATTCTGAAAAATTTATTTCTTTTTCGTTAAAATCCATTTCTATTTTTGGAATTTGTGTAAACATATCTTGCCAATATAAAAAATCTTTTGCTAAGTCTTTTCTTAATGCAATAAAAAATACACGTTCCCGTCTTTGAGGAACTCCCATTTTTGAAGCATCTAATAAAAAGTGTTGACAGTAATATCCAGCTTCATCAAATGATTTGTAAATTTCAATAACATAATCTTTAGCATTACCCATTAAAAGTCCTTTTACGTTTTCAGCTACAACAACTTTTGGTTGTAATTCTTTTGCAAGATCAATAAAATCAAAAAACAAAGTGTCTAAAACCTGTTCAGCTTGTCCTTCTCTAAATTTCTTTTCTTTTCCCCAATCTTTGTCTCTGTTACCAGCCATACTAAAAGAGGAACAAGGCGGGGAGCCATCAAGAATATCGAGGTTATATAATTCAGCAGGTAAATCAGTACGATTTTTAAATGTTTGTATTGGTTCAAGGTACGCATATTTTGGATTGTGATTTGTTTTGTATGCTTCAATCATTTTTGGGTCTATTTCGTTACAGCCTAAGACATCAAATCCAGCTAATTTATAGCCCATAGTAGAACCCCCACCACAAGCAAAGCAGCTAAATACTTTTCCTTTGTCTTTTGTAAATACTGCATCTTTTAATGTCCAATTGTATGGAAATTTATGTTCTTGTTTCATTGCATTTGTTTTATTTGATTAACTTGTTTCATTACGTGGCTCATAAAGTGGTCTTGTGATTCGTCTTTTTGTTGAATAGGTTTTGTATTTGTTTTTTCCCAAGTACGTACACACGCTTTCCAATCTTTCATTTTATTCTTACCAACCATCCAACCTTTCGATTCGTAAAAGTCTATAAAAGTTTCTGCATTTACAAAGTTATTTCTTTCAAGACAATAAGATCTAACATCGTTAGCCGTAGGCGGTTTAAATGTATTATTTTCATTCTTTTCTTTCTTATCATTCTTGTTAGTTGTTAT